TGGAGGCATTAATGCGGGGCGATTACAAGTCCCGGCAGGAGGCATTGCACATACTCCGAAACGATGGCGTGATATCCGCCAATGAATGGCGGGCATTAGAGAACATGAACCCAATCGATGGCGAAGAAGGTGCCGCGTACCTGGTTAATGGCAACATGATTCCGGTGGCCCTGGCCATGAAGGGTGGAGCAGCGGCGCTAAAACCGCAACCGGATCCGCCGGGTGCCGATCAACCGAAAGGAGATGATGATCAGTGAGCATTGAGCGGCGATTTATACCGTTGGAGGACGTGGAGATCCGCGCTGGCGACGATGGGGCAGCGATAAAAGGCTATGCGGCTGTATTCGAAAAGATGAGCGGCAAGATGTGGGGATTTAGGGAAAAAATCCAGGCCGGAGCCTTCGCTGGCAGCCTTAATAGTAAGCGAAACATCAAGGCGCTGTGGAATCATAACCCTGATTACCCGCTGGGGAGCACCAAAAATAGCACATTAACCCTCGAAGAGGACGCAAAGGGGCTCCGATTTGAGCTCGTTTTACCTGATACCGGCTGGGGCCGGGACGCATTGACGTCCATAAAACGTGGCGATACAGACGGTGTTTCCTTCGGATTCCGCACTAAAAAGGACGTTTGGGATGAATCCGACCCTAAAAATATAGTCAGAACATTGGTCGATGTAGACCTAATCGAGATATCGCCCACACCATTCCCGGCATATCCCCAGACATCGGTGGGTGTGAGGTCGTTCCAAGAAATATTTGAATCACATAAGGCGGAACGGAACCAGGAGGAACCGGGAGCCAGTGAGATAGAGCCCCCGCCCGGCGGTAGTACAGAGCAGGAGCGCATGGAGGCCGTCAAAATCCTAAACGAACTAAAGCAAAAATTATACGAAGGAGGACAAATTAGTGATTAATAGCTTGAAACAAAAAAGGCACGCAGTACTCAAAAGATCTGCTGAATTGGCAGAACTGATTGTCAAAGAGAACCGGGGTTTCTCAGCCGAGGAAAAAGCCAGCTATGACAAAATGACCGAAGAAATGAGAGACCTCACCGGGCAGATTGAAAGCCTGGAAAAAGCTGCAGAAATGCGGAAACAGATCATGGACACAACTGAACCCACTCTCGACCCCAAGAAAGAGGAAAAAAGAGGCTTCGCGTCCTTTGGGGAAATGGCTCAGGCAATAGCACTCCGCGCCGAAGATCCCCGACTGGCTGAATATCGCGCCAGTGGTTTAAATGAGGCGGTCCCTGCTGACGGAGGCTTCTTTGTTCAAAAGGACTTTACCAGTCAATTGATCAAAGCCGTATTTGATACTGGAGTTCTGGCCGCTAAATGCCGCCGGTTCCCGCTGACCAGTTCGGCCAACGGAATCAAGATCCCGGCCATCCAGGAGTCATCTCGCGCTGATGGTAGTCGCCGCGGTGGGGTTAGAGGTTACTGGGCCAACGAAGCCGCAACCGTTACCGCAAGCGATCCCAGCTTTGCACAAGTAGAATTGACACTCAATAAGCTGTTCTGCTTGGGTTACATCACCGATGAACTGCTGCAGGATGCTGGAGCATTGGAAGTTATCCTCAATCAGATGTTTTCCGAAGAGATCGGCTTCAAGTTGGATGACGCTATCATCAACGGCGATGGCGCTGGCAAGCCTTTGGGTGTCATGAATGCCCCGTGTTTGGTGACAGTGGCTAAAGAAGCCAACCAGGCCAACGACACGGTCATATTTGATAACGTAGTCAAGATGTGGAGTCGTTTAATTGCCAGCAGCCGTTCCAATGCCGCATGGTATATCAACCAGGATGTCGAGCCTCAGCTGTATGGGATGAGCTTGTCCGTAGGTACCGGTGGCGTACCCGTGTATATGCCCGCTGGGGGACTCTCGGCATCGCCTTATAGCACATTGTTTGGCCGACCGGTTATCCCTATTGAGCACTGTGACACCGTGGGAGATTTGGGCGACATCATCTTGGCCGACATGGGCCAGTATTACCTGATTGACAAAGGCGGAATCCAAGCCGCGAGCTCTATCCACGTTAAGTTCATTTATGACGAGATGGCATATCGCATGACTTACCGGGTAGACGGACAACCTGCATGGGGATCCACGATCACCCCGTTTAAGTCTGCCAACGATCTGAGCCCGTTCGTAACCTTGGCCGCGCGCTAATTTAAGATGAAGGAGGACAAGCTAATATGAAAGGTATAAATCTTGCAGAAGAAGCCCACGCAGTTGTATTGTTGCCGCCGATCGACGTAGATACCGCTGGCGGAGCATCGAGTGTCTGTTTCAGCATGGAAAATTATGCTCACGCGGATATATATATCATGACTGGCGTGACCGATGCTGCCCCTGGAACCATCACTGTTGAGGAATGCACTGATCTTACCGCTGGCACTGCCACCGCGATCGCGTTCAGTTATTATGCCGAGACCACCGCCGCCGGTGACACCATAGGTAACCGGACGACTGTTGCCAATACTGGCGTTGCACTGTCCGCAAATGACAACACCCTGTATATTATTTCGATTGACGCATCCCAACTGACCGACGGATACCCCTGTCTCCAAGTCGAGTGGTCGAATCCTGGTGGATCCACCATCGGTTGTATGCTGGCCATCCTGTCCGGGGCAAGGTACCAGCCGGCCGGATCAGTAACCGCTATAGCTTAGTAACTCGAAGAGGGGGGTTTCGGCCCCCTCTTATAACGTGACGAAAGGAGAGTTAATATGCCTTTAGGTTTTCAAGATAATCCGGGTAACATATTGGGCTATGACAGCGCCAATAACCAGTACGCGTCTACCAATGTAGTTGCCAATGCAGACGGCTCGATCATAGAACGGCTGGAATATCTGCAAGGGACGGTCATGGTTGAGCGCTGTATCGAAAAGTCTGACGGAGCGGTATTGAATGGAAACGACGCACTCTTTACCATCACCGGCGGGCCAATCCTGGTCACTGGTATTGTTGGAATTGTTACCACCATAATTGGGGGAGCTGCCAACGGTACCCTGCAGGCCACAACCACTACGCCGGCCGCCACTGTAGCTTTATCGACCACCGTAGCTATTGACAACGATGCGGCTGGGACGTCCTACCGATTCGTCGGGGCCACTGGGGTATTGACCCCGGACACCAATGGAGCCAAGATCATCGATCCCGTAACTGTAGAAGACTGCAACTTTTTGGTGCCCATCGGGAATATCAACTTTAAGGGCAGTGCAGCCCAGACCGGGGTTATTAAGTGGTACATGACTTATAAACCGTTAAGCCCTAACAGTGTTGTTACCGTAGCGGCTTAACCTTCGGGCCGCCTCTCCGGGGGCGGCCGTTACTTTGAAAACATTAAACCCCAAAAAGAGAAAGGTTGTGAATAAATGGCAGTTGTGTTGGTGACCAAAATAAACAGATATGATGGAACCGCTGCGGAAATGGCTGCTATGACGGTTACGGGTATACCGTCCGGGAGTACGTTTTTCCAAAATGATACTGGATTTATATATATTTTAAATGGCGCGGGGACTTGGACGAAAAAACTATATCCAAATGCTTAAATGCGGGGTGATTACATGGGCCTTAAATTAATAGCCGCGCCAGCGGTTGAACCCGTAACCTTGGCCGAAATGAAATCGCATCTCCGGTTGGACTCGGGTTCACTGGCAGACAACATTACTGGCTCACCGTCAATAGCCTTGGCCAGTCATGGCATAGCTGCAGCATATAGCCTCGAGGGGAGCGCTGTTGAAGTGCTTGGTTATCAGGTGGTGGTCCTCTTGGATAGCGGGGCTAATGAAGCCGGGGGAACCGTAGATGTTAAGTTACAACACCGGGATACCGCAACCGAGACTTGGACAGACGTTGTTAGTGGAGCTTTTACCCAGGTAACGACGGCGAATGATAACGCATCGTACGAGCTGGATTATACTGGCGGAAAACGCTACCTCAGGGCAGTGGCAACAGTCGGCACAGCTGCCTGCGTGTTTGGGGTGAATGTCCAACTGGTGCAAGTGTACGCGTCGGATGATACACTGCTAACCGGCTTGATCCGGGCGGCGCGTGAGTGGGCGGAAGGGTATACAAACCGGGCGCTCATCACACAGACATGGGAATTAGTATTGGATACTTGGCCAGGCACAGGATATATTGACATTC